TGTCGACGGAAAAGCGTACATCACTATACGGAGCAGAATCTATGCCTACTGAGACCTCGATTAAGAGGGAAATGGGTTCTCGTGTGAACGAGACCTACACGAACGGAATCTTGACAGGAAAGTCAAGCTCTGCCGTTTCGCGAGTAAGCACAGACCTGACAATTGTCAAGCCGACACGCCGGAAGAAACCGGCGCCACCGCTGACAGCTACTCCGTATACGTATAGCAGGACGCATAAGCAATACCCTCGCGGGATTGCCTTGCGACGACTAGCTAGCTCCAACTCTATCGCGAACGTCTACCGGGGGGACTTATTGAGTGCCCTCGGTGTGGTCTGGAGCGATATGCGTGGCCCGGGAACTTGGTCGGAGACCGAGAACCCAGGGGCTGACATCGTGTCGATGGCCCAAACTGGCGCCCTGAACAAACTCCTTACACAGGAGTCTGATCATACGCGTCGGGATGGGAACATTGACTTGGGTGTGGCATGGAGAGAGCGCAACGAGCTCGGAGGTTTGTACCGAGACGCTGCATCCAGGATCGGAAAATCGCGTGATGCGATTCTCGACTTGAACTTTGATTCTTTCGCGCGACTCTCGCAGGGACGGATGTCCTCGCGGGAAGCTCGAAATAGGTTCAAGCGATCGGTGGGAGGCTTCAGTAAGAAGTTTCTCCGCGCACCTGGCGCCTTCGCGAACGGATGGTTGGCCCTGAAGTTGGGCTACCTCCCCGTGCTGCAGGACCTGCACGCAGCAGCCGAAGCTCTAGCCTTTAGCAAGCTAGAACACGACTGGGATATCCACGTCAAACACCGAGTGAAGCGTGTCGACCATAAGACCGATTTCGGTCGAATTGCCGGCACAACGCACACGGCCCCGTTAACAAAATACTGGCAACAGCTGACGAAGTCGGCTGAAGTTGGTATGACGGGTTTCGTGGTTGACGAGTTGGCACACCGCCTCGCACAGTTTGGGTTAAATAACCCGGCTTCTATTCTGTACGAAAGTGCGCCTCTGACCTTTATCGCTGACTACTTCGTCGACCTTGGGAGCTGGTTAAAGTCCCTCGGTGCCGCTTACGGGATGAAATTCCGTAGTGGTTACACTACAGAGTACGTCGAGTGGTTGGCGACCAACACTGACGACGGGACGGATCCCGCCGCCAACTGGTACGGTCAAGCTCGGACAGTGAAGTGGGAGAGAAAGATCATGAATGCATGGCCTTTCCCGATTGCACCACTCGCTATTAAACCAGGCGGTCTAAACCTTAGTCAAATCACGACTGTTTCAGCCGTGATGTATGCTAAGTTCATGCCTAGGATGGGTCGGGGTAAAGATTTTAGTCAAAAGACTGACTTCCATCGATACACCGATTAGTACTGGGCTCACCTCAATTAGCTCATAGGAGCTTTTGCAATATGGCAATGTCAAACGTACTCCTGACCGATGGTCAGGGAACGCCCGTTGTTCACACCTTCACGCCCAACAATGGGCAGATGGGTGATAAGCCCGCGACCTGGTATAATAAGGCCGCGGGGACCACGCTGCGACTCTGGGAACGTCTGGAGTCCTTCGTGCAACTGGCGAAGCCGGGTGGGCAACATCGCTCCACTACCAGGCTCATCCTTCCGCGTGAGTATACGGAGGGCAGCGTGACGAAGACCGGTGAATTGCGCGGTTTTATTACCGTGCAGGCCGACGAACAGGTGGGCACTACTGCCAACCTGAACGACCTTCTGACGATGATGCGTGACCTTATCGACGAGGCTATCACTACCTCGACGCATAAGGATCTTAACGTCCAGGGCTAAACCTTGGACGCGCCATCGGTGCGCAAACGCGCCCCGGTCGGACCGCTATATCGCGGCCTTCCGGGGTTGACTAACTGGGTCCTCCATTTGGGGGGATCGAAACGTCTAGGATTATTCCTATGGTTAGTAATCGCCCTAGCAGGCATAGGCCTGCTAACGTTGCTGTACGCTTTGACCCTCACGGGTACGTCGAACGGTTGTGTAGGCTACTCGGTGTCGCTCCGGCTAACCCCTCTTGGGGACAGCCAGGTGACGTTGAGTTCCCGCATGGGCCGTTTTACGTGCAGTTCCGAGATCGGCATGCCGGAAACTTGGCAAGTGAGCCCGAAGCCTTCGCTATCAATTATCTCTTCGAGGAAATTTTCTCCAAGTATGATGATGGTAGTAAGGAACAGGACTCTGCCAAATACGCAGCGTGCTTGTCCCGATTCCGTGAAGCGGAAGACCTCTGCCGTGACACCAATTGGCGGTTTAGGGAACGTAGTTTCCTGAGGTATAGGGTCCTAACAGACCCTCTCAGTGCCGGTACGATATTCAATCGCGCCGCGCAGAAAATAAACTATGTCCTTGGGCCGTTCGATGAAGTGGCGGTGAGGGAAGGGTGTAACTTTGGGCCAGGAGCAACCACCAGGCTGCCCCGGATCAGAAGTCACCGTTCGTACAAATTTGAGGGAATACCTCATGCAACACCGCTAGCCACTCTGGCCATCTCGGAAATACTTGCCGAGTATCCCCTTTGGGGAGTCCAACTTAAGGACGCCGGTGCCCCCTACGAAATCGTGGGAGGTAACAAAGTGGTGGCTGTTCCCAAGAGCTACAAGACACATCGGATGATCGCGATTGAACCCGACTGGAATCTGTTTATCCAGAAGGGTATCGGGGCTCACATCCGTAAATGTCTTAAGCGGCACGCAGGTCAGGACCTCAATGACCAGGGGACTAACGGTTTCTTAGCAGCATTGGGATCGATAACTGGC